TGGTGGAGGTGGTGGTGCACAAGGTTCTCCGAGTGCTACTGGAACAAGTGGTGCTGGTGGTTCGGGTATCGTAATCGCGAGAACACCATCAACAGGAGGAATTTTATTTACAACATGTAGTGCATGCGCACCAGTTACATCAACTGACGGAATAAATCAGATTGCAGAGGTTAAAGCATCAACAAATTTAAATATTATAGACACAAGTTGTGCAACGGCATCAGTTGATTATTTAGTAGTCGCTGGTGGTGGAGGAGGAGCTAATGGTTGTGGCGGAGGTGGTGGCGGAGCTGGAGCCGGTGGTTGGAGATCATCTTTTCCAGGTGGAACAAAATTATTTTTACAACCTGGACCACACGCAGTCACAATTGGAGCTGGTGGAGTAGCTTCAAATGGATGTCAACCAAATACAACTCAACAACCGGGTAATGATAGTTCTATCGGTTATATTGTTTCAACAGGTGGTGGTAGAGGTGACCAAAATAATTTAAATGGTGGAACTGGAGGATCCGGTGGTGGAGGTGGTTCAAACTGTGGATGTGGTGGTGCAGGTAATACTCCTGCTTTAAGTTCACCAGCATCACCTGTTCAAGGAACTAATGGTGGAAATGGAAAATTAGGTAGTGGTGGTCCAACTGGACTTTTCGCTGGTGGTGGTGGAGGTGGAGCTTCGTGTGCAGGATCAAACGCTTCAAATCCTGCTGACACAGGAGGAGATGGTGGAGCAGGAAAAAGTAGTTCTATAACAGGAAGTCCAGTAACTTATGCCGGAGGTGGTGGCGGTGGTTCTGGAGGATCTAGTGCTGCTGGAAACACAACTCCTGGATCAGGTGGATCTGGTGGTGGTGGTAGAGGTGGAGCAAGAACAAATGGTACATCTACACCATCTTCTGCTTTAAATGGAGTAGCTGGAACAGTTAATACCGGAGGCGGTGGTGGTTCTGGTGGATATGCATCTGGAGGTTCTCCTTACACAGGAAATGGTGGAGCTGGTGGTTCTGGAATAGTGGTAGTAAGAGCACCTGGACCAGCAGGGCCTTTATTTACTGTAGCACCAGGAACTAACACAAAAACAACATTACCAGCCCCTGCAGGAGGGTGTACTGTAATGACATATACTGTAACTGGAACGTTGACTATAAGTTAAAATTAAATTATAAATATAAATTTTAAGGAGTAAAAATATGGCACATTTCGCAGAATTAAAAGCAATGACAGATCCTACTGGATTTACGTCAGATTCACATCAAGTAGTACAAAGAGTAGTTGTTGTAGGAAACGACTGTGTTCCTTCAGACATGCACCAAGATGGTGAAACATGGTGTATTAATTTTTTCAAGGGTGGAATCTGGAAACAGACTTCTTACAATCATAATTTTAGAAAACAATACGCAGGAATAGGGATGATCTATGATCCTGTAAAAGATAAATTTTTAGCAAGACAACCTCATGCTTCATGGTCATTAGACTCTAATGATGATTGGCAAGCGCCGATAGCGTATCCATCTATAACAGATGATGGTCAGGCACAACCTGAATGGCGTTATGTAATATCTTGGAACGATACAAAATATAATGCTGACAACACTAAGGGTTGGGAAGCAACTAAATCAAACGACGAATCGGAAACACCTACCAAATACAATTGGAATGGCACAGCTTGGGTGTCCGAATAGGAGACTCAAATGCCTAGAGGCAGCAGTAATATAAACGGAGGAGTAATTGGAAAAACGAATAAAACTTCGTTTGGAAAATGTACTGTTACAACTAAAACAGCAAACGCGTGTAGCGCGGTCACAACACAACCAGGAACTAGACTAGCTCAAATGTTATTAGTAGCTGGTGGTGGTGCTGGGGGTGGAGATGGTGCTGGAGGTGGTGGAGCTGGCGGTGTTCTATGTCAAGAAATTCCAGTACAAGGTGGATCAGCTTTAGGAGCAGTAACTATTGGAGGTGGTGCTGCACAAACAAATCCCGTATGTAATCCTGCAGCTAGCGGAACTAATTCAACTTTCGTTGTAGGTTGTACAACTTATACAGCCACTGCTGGTGGCGGTGGTGGAAAAAATTCAGCTGGAACTGCTGGAGGATCTGGTGGTGGTGCTGAGGGTCCTGGAAATTCAGGAGGAGCAGGAACTTCATGTCAAGGTAACCCTGGTGGTGATGTTGTTAGTCCTGTACCAAATGATACTGGAGCTGGAGGTGGTGGTAAAGGTGCAGCAGGTGGTGACACAGCTGCCCCAGGAACAGCAGGAGCTGGTGGAGCAGGTTTAACAATTTCATCTACATATCCAGGATCACCCATATCCGCAGTTGGCGGTGGTGGCGGTGGTGGAAACGCTAGTATTCCAGGTGGAGCAGGTGGCTCTGGCGGTGGTGGAGCTGGTGGTGGACCAAGTGGAGGTGCAGGAACTGCAGGTACAACTAACACTGGCGGTGGTGGTGGCGGTGGTGGTGCAGGTGGACCAGGATCCAAAGGTGGTGCAGGTGGACCAGGTTTTTTTGCAATGAAAGAATTAGATAGAGCATCAGGTATTTGGTCAATGTCCGAACAATTTGATTCAATTAGCAATGGCACATGGCCTTCACGTTTATTTTCATTAGATTATTTAGTGGTCGCTGGTGGCGCATCTGGAGCTAGATTTGCTGGTGTAGGAGGTGGAGGTGCAGGAGGTTATCGTGCATCAGGATATGGACCAAGTCCACTACAAGGTTCTCAAATAAAATTAACTGCAGGAGCTCATGATATAACAGTCGGAGGTGGTGGTGCAGCTCAAACTTCAACTGGTTCAGATGGTAACGCTGGTAATCCCTCAGTGCTTGGAACAATTACAGCAACAGGTGGAGGTGGGGGTGCTAGATCTCAAGGAGATCCCGCTGGTTCAAGTAGTCCAGGTAATCCTGGAGGATCAGCTGGAGGAAATGCTTTTTCTTCTCCGTCTACTGTTGGAAGTGGTAACACTCCTCCTACAGATCCACCACAAGGTAATAATGGTGGTAGAGGTACTGAGTCTCAAGGTAGTCCAGCCAATGGTGGTGGAGGTGGTGGTGGAGCAACAGCAGTTGGTGGAAATGCATCATCAAGTCAAGGTGGAGCAGGTGGAGCTGGAGCACCAAATAATATTAATGGATCATGCACAACTTACGCTGGTGGTGGAGGTGGAAGTGCAAATAGTGGAACATCAGGATCTGGTGGAGCTGGAGGTGGAACCGATGGAAAACCATATACGGGTGGAGCAGCAGCGTGTGCTGCAGCAGATAACACCGGAGGTGGTGGAGGAGCTGGTGGGAATAATAATTCTGGAGCAGGTGGTTCAGGTATTGTTATTGTTAGAGGTCCAAGTGATGTTACATTTGCAGTTTCTCCAGGATGTAATTCAACATCTACGCATCCTGGTGGAGATAAAATAGCCACATTTACAGTTTCAGGAACATTGACAGTAAGTTAAAATTAAAATATAAGTATAAAGTTTAAGGAGTAAAAATATGGCACATTTTGCAGAATTAAAAGCAATGACAGATCCAACAGGATTTACGGCAGATTCACATCAAATAGTACAGAGGGTTGTAGTTGTAGGAAATGATATTCCTGCAAACGGTACAACTTTAGGAGAAAATGATATGCATGTTGATGGAGAAAATTGGTGTGTTAATTTTTTTAAAGGTGGAATCTGGAAACAGACTTCTTACAATAATAATTTTAGAAAACAATACGCAGGAAAAGGATACGTTTACGATCCTGTAAAAGATAAATTTTTAAATAGACAACCTCACGCATCATGGTCACTAGATTCAAATGATGATTGGCAAGCACCGATTACGTATCCTTCAATCACAGAAGAAGGTGAAGTTTATTATATGATATCTTGGAACGAAGCAAAATACATTGCTGATAACACAAAAGGTTGGGAAGCAATTAAATCAAACGATACATCGGAAACACCTACCAAATACGATTGGAATGGCACAGCTTGGGTGTCCGAATAGGAGGACACTAAATGCCTAGAGGCAGCGGTAATAAAAACGGTGGAGTAATTGGAAAAACGAATATAACTTCGTTTGGAAAAAATTCTGTTACGTCTAGAACAGCTAGCACACCAAGTGCTGTCACCACACAACCTGGAACTAGAGTAGTCCAAACACTAATTGTTGCAGGTGGTTCTGGCGGCGGAGCTGGGATAGGTGGAGCTGGTGGTGGTGGTGGAGCTGGTGGACTTAAATGTTTAGAAATAAATGTATCCGGTGCTACCGCTTTAGGAGCTGTTACCATAGGTGGCGGTGGAACTGCCGGCCCAACTTCAGCTCCTGGTAAAGGTGGGGCTGGTGGTGATTCAAGTATAGTAATAGGCTCAACAACTTACACTTCTTGTGGAGGTGGAGGTGGAGCAGAAGGTGGGACCGCAAATCAGACTGGAGTCGCTGGAGGTTCTGGTGGTGGAGGTGGTTCTGCACCCTGTGGAACTGCTAATTGTGGAGGTTCTGGAGTTTGTGGTCAAGGTTTTGCAGGAGGTCAAGGAACTTGTGGAGTTCCAGGAGGTGCAGGTGGTGGTGGAGGTGGCTCAACGGCTGCTGGAGCACAGGCAACCCCCCAAACACCTAATCCTAATCCAGGCCCTAATGATGGTGGAGATGGAGGTGCTGGAATAAGTATTTCAGGTTCATATCCAGGAGCACCTGTTAGTGCCGTAGCCGGTGGCGGTGGTGGAGGTATGCATAATGCAAATCCAGGCTGCGCTGGTTCAGGTGGAACAGGTGGTGGTGGAGCTGGTGGTAAAGGAGTTAATGGATCTGCTGGTACTACAAACACCGGTGGTGGCGGTGGTGGTGGAGCCCGGGCTTGTGGTGTAGCTTGTAGAACTGGTGGTGCAGGTGGCTCAGG